TAATCTAAGCCTTCGTTTAAGGTCAGGTGTACAATATGACGAGCATCAATACACGATTCGTTCATAGCCTGTGTAAATCTGCTGTTTCCTGTACCAGAACTACCGCCACCGCCTGCGCCGCCGCTAGGTGATGTATAGTTATTTTGTCCAATACTTCCTGTAGCACGGCTTACATAGTAATCACTTGTAGTTTTACTGGCTACACTCATGTTTTGGAAGTTAGGGTTAATATCGCGGATAATATACTGCTCAGGGCGCTTGCCTTCTGACTCGTTGACAATAACCCGGGCTACTTTAACATTATCAATCCAGAACATTTCAAAAGTTTCTGGGTCACGCAGGAATACTTGATCGCCGTACTTGATGGTATTGCGGAATAATTTAAACATGCGCTGGTCGAACTTATTCAGTTTGGTCCATTGCATCAGTTGTTTCTTAATAATTTCTATTTCGTGATCTGTTGGCTTATCACTAAAATTAATGTCAAACGGTGTTTTGTTATCATCGTTGATCTGTGTACTAAACTCGGCAATAATATCTAAGCAGGCATTGACTTCGGAGTCAGCATCCATGTTTTCATATTGATTATAGCGTTCGATACGATTTGGGTGCCCTGAGTATACTTCTGGTAAGCGGCTTGCATAGTTGCGGAATGCAAAATCATTGGGTGTACCGCCGGTAAAATCACCGCCGCGTTGGCGGTCATAGTTGGGTAGGCCAAATTGGTTTTGTCCTGAAATTGGACTGAGTTGGCCGCCGGTGTTTGCTACTTTAAAATACTTGCGCCACCCTTTTTTACGACCGTTATCATTATCTGCCATAGTCGTATATTTATGTAGTTATGATTGTAGCTGTACAGATTTCTTGGTGCTACTAGCGATTTGTTGATTAGAATGGTTGAGATTATCAAGGCTGCCTAAAATTTGAGATAACAAATCAGCATGTTTATCGTCGCCTGCTGTGGCGAGATTCGCGGCCGTTTGTGTGGCGTCTGTTTTTTCTGGTAATGTTTTTGATGGGTTTAGCCCGGCAGTTTGAGATTGGTAGCCGTTTAGTGGGCCTGAGGTATTTCCATAAGTTCCAGCAATTCCTGCTAATTTATTAGCATAGTTTGGATCTGTTGCATATCCTGTTTTACCTTGGGCGGCAATTGCATCGCTAAGGTTGTTAGATCCTAATACATCTTTATAGCGTTTATTTTCTTGCAAAAATTTAATATAGTCTTTAGCTGAATCTTCTGGTTTATCATAGGCTCTAAAGTTTTGATTTTTGGTAACCATTCTACCATTTTCAAACTCTTGTGTGCTTGCACCCACCGAGGCTCCGCCTTGTTTGGCTTTAATGCCAAATGCATTATTGCCAACCATGTGTTTACCGTAGCCGGTTTCTAAACTTGTTTGTGCGGCACCGAGTTTAGCAACAACTTCGGCATTTTTTAATCCTGCGGCTTTGGCTTCTTTAAGCAGAGAATCGTACATCTTGTCATAGTATGCTTGTTGTTCTTTACCCTTGGGACCAGGTGAGACCGGCTTTGCTTCTCCCGCGGGGGCGGCACCGGCGCCAGATGGTACCATTGGTTTAGCTCCAGCAGCATTCATTGCATCCAGTTTACCTGCAACACTATTTTGACCAGCTGGTCCTGCACCGGGCAGTAAGCTGGCTGCAGTGCTTGTACCTTTGGCCAATGCGGCCATCGCTCTAGTCGCTGGGGCTACTCCAAGTTGAACAAAACTCTGTAGAGCATCTCTTGAGTTCATTCTCTCAAGATCCATCTTGGCTAAATTTTCAGTAGCTTTGTCGGTTACTTTGGCGTTTTTATCAGCTGCTTTTTCTCGTTCTTCCCAGTCGCTAAATTGAGTTATTTCTTCTCTAGCACTACGCAAAGTACCGCCGTATTCTCGCATACCTTCAGAATTTAATCTATAACTCTTACCCATTGTATCTACATAGGTAGTGATATCAGATTTAGCCTCATTCATTGTTTGGCCAATGCTAACACTTTCATCCGTAACATTACGCATCAACGATGGCATACGCATCATTAATTTTTGTTGGGCACTAAGATCACCGCCAATACTCTTTTGGAATTCTTTTTGCATTTCTGGACTTAGAGATGCCATGGTTGTTGTAATTTTTTTAATCTGTGCTGTAGCATTTGCATCACCGGATGCAGCTCTAGCTTCAAGATCGGCCATTACATCATTATATGCATCCTCGGATCTAGCTTCGTCTTGTTGTTTTTGTAATTGATCAGCACTAGTACCTGTTAGACGCTGTAGTCTATCCAAGTCCATAATATATTGCTTAGTGGATACGCCTAAATTATCGCCAACATCTTTTTGGTTTCTACCCACTGCTACTTGTTGTTTAATATAAGCAGCGCCGGCGGCATTAATCTCGTCAGGCATTTTGCCTAGAACTTTTAGTCCTTGATCGCGAGTTAGTCCTTGCATGGCGCCGGCGAACGCACTGGTTCCATCTGCAGCCGTTAAACTAAATTTAGCAAGTGTTTGAGAATTTTCCGAAACCAACTTGACCATTTTATCAAGTTCTTCAATACCATAGCCAAACTTTTGCATGTTGTTGAACACGCCAGTTATACCGTCAGATGCGGTTGCTCCGGATTTTGCTAAATCTTGGTAGGACTTGTAAAGTGATTCACCTTGTTTAGTTGCTGCGGTAAACCCTTTGGCAAGTGCGCCAAGAGCCATAAAGGCTACTTTTGCTACAAGTCCAAGTGGCCCTAATGCCAGTTCAATTGTTGTAATGGCATTTGATAGACCAGTTCCAAAAGTCTCGCTGGCTTGTTTACCCTCATACATGCTTTTCCCAAGGGTTCCTGCAGTCTTGGTTAATGCCCCAAATACATCATTGGTTTTTCTGGTAAATCCTGCTAGCTCGCCAAGACTCTGGCCAGCTTTGGTAGTTTTAACACCGGCTGAACTCATGGTCTCAAGAAGAGCTTTTAAGTTATCGTTGAGATCTTTAATATTGTTTGGGTCAATGTTGTCGGACATAAGTATATTTAGCGAGGCAAAAAATGAACGAAAACAACCCTTTAAGACAGTATTTTAGACAACCAGCAATTTATATTGAACTACCTAGTCAAGGTAAGTTTTATCCGCAAGGTGCTCTTAATATGCCGCAAACCAATAAATTACCTGTATACCCAATGACTGCCATTGATGAAATTACATACCGTACTCCAGACGCATTATTTAACGGGCAGGCTACAGTTAATGTAATTCAAAGTTGTGTTCCCGACATTAAAAATGCCTGGGCGATTCCGTCTACAGATGTTGACACTGTGCTAGTATCTATTAGAATTGCCAGTTACGGACACGAAATGGGTTTTAGTACACAATGCCCGGCATGCCAGCACGTATCCGATCAAGCAATCGATTTACGGAATGTGCTAGATAGCATGCGGCCTGTAGATTATGCAAAACCAATAACATCTGGAGACATGGACATATATTTTCGCCCAATGAGTTATCAAAATATGAGTGACAATAATAAACTCCAGTATGAGAATCAAAAGCTATTACAAAATATACCCGATGGCACAGGAACTGATGTTGATAAAATGAGTGCTTTGAGCAAGGCCTTGCAAGAAGTTACAGCAATGACTGTTAAAGCCCTGGCGCAAAGCATTGCCATGGTTAAAACTCCTACAGCCATGGTAAGCGAACCTGAATTTATCGAAGAACTATTAAAAAACTGCGATCGAAAATTATTCAACGAGATTCGAGATTACATTGTTACAAATAAGGCACAGTCTGAAATGCAGCCGATTAGGTTAACCTGCCCTGAATGTAAACACGAATACGAGCAAACAGTTACCTTGGATATGTCCAGTTTTTTCGAGCCCGCCTCCTAATATCGAGCCACGACCAGATTAGTAAGATAGTTGATGACATGGATAAAGAAATAAACGATATTAGACAAGAGGCGTTAAAAATGACATGGTATATGCGAGGTGGTCTCAGTTATGACCATGCCATGCAACTTAGTGTTCAAGAACGAAAATTAATCAATGAGATTATTAAAGACAATCTAGAGACCACAAAAAAGTCAGGCCTTCCCTTCTTTTAATGTTAAACCTAGAAACCGTAAAAGCGGATATAGAACGCTGGATCGTAGACTTTGTAGAAGTCCCGCATCCAGGCCTGGGCGGGTGGGCTCCATGCCCGTATGCTAGAAAAGCCAGACTAGATTGTGACTACGATATTAGGTTAGGGCTAGCACCAATACACGACTTAATTAAAATTAGCAAAACAGGACTGGGCGGCAAAAGCGTGGTGATCATCGCCTATGATGCCAACGAAACTTCTTTTAAAGAATTGAGCTATGCAGTTGATCTCTGTAATCGGGAGTTCCTGGTGCCAAACGATCTGCTGGCCTTAGGGGACCACCTGGCAGATCCCGAAGTGGTAAATGGCGTAGTCATGAATCAAGGCACCTATGCCCTGGCCTTGGTCCAAGGCCTGCGTGATCTAAATGCCAAAGCACGAGCAATAGCTCAAAAAGGATTTTATACAACATGGCCAGACGAATACCTAACTGCCGTGTTCCAACATAGAGAAGACCCAAGATCGTGACCTATCAGTTTGCCCGCATCAGATTACAAGAAACCCGATATCGACCCACGGTTACATGGGAATATATCCGCGAACCCAACATTGCACAGCTGCAGGACATCTATAGAACCTACTGTATCTACAAGCATTTTGCAAGTGTGATGCCCTTGTTTCCAGGTCAATTTACTGATCCTTCAACAGATGTGATTGGATATTACGAAGACGGACGGTTAGTAGCGTTCAGTCTTATGAAACGCTACGATACAGAAAACGTTCTAGCTAGTCAGTTTGCCTGGACTTACCATAATCCACGAATCAGATTAGGTATAGAAAGTTTAAAAACCGAGTGTGCTATCTACAGAGAACGAGGCTATAAATTTTTATATCTCGATCAAGCTCACTTATATAAACAAGGCTTAGAAGGCTTTGAAATACTAGGACATTTGGAGTAATACTATGGCAGACTTATACACAATATGGGCAAACAAAGAAGGTGACATTAGCGATTTAGACTGGGTTAACGGAATGAAGAGTTTCTTTGATCATTTGATCAGCGAAGGCAAAATGGAAAGCTACAGAATCACCCGTTGTAAAATGGGATTTCGTAGTATCGCTGACATGCCCGAATGGATGATACTCATGGAGTTTAAAAACATGGCCCAGATGGACGACGCATTTCGTCGTGTTGCTCCACTTGAGGGCGAACTTGAAACAAAGCACAAATCATTTAATCAGTTTGTTGCCGGCGACATTCAACATGCCCTGTTTAGGGACTGGCCTGATTATGTATAGTGTATACCAGCACTGGGATCCATTAAAAATTTGTATGGTAGGGCGCAGCTATCCACCAGAATTTTATTCTTGGATCA